CGCCTGATTCTTCGCCTCTCTACGTCCCTCGAGCGTCTTCATGCCCTCGGACTCGTAACGCAAACCCCAAAAGATTTTACCCTTCCGAGAATGATTCGGTACAAACACACCGGGTGACACCTCCAACGGTTCATCACCCAAAAACGTATGACCCACGCCAAATCTCCCATTCGGCGCTTCATATTTCCAATTGATACCCAACTCAGCGAACCACATTTTCACATTCTCCTGTGAAAAAGTTTCCATATTGAGATTAAATTCTTCATCTTCGTCCCAAGCTATGACGTTGTCATCGCCGAACGCACACACATCAAAGTGTTGATCGATGAAGTCATTTAACTCCTCCCATCGCTCTATCAAGCCAGGCGGGCCATAAGTTTCAGCCCATCGGATAATCACAAAAGTGACGGCAATCATCATCGCGATACTATTCATATCCGACGTCAGTAAATGCCCACTCGGATTCCCCGAGTGTTTCCGATAAACTTGTCCATTCATGCAGAAGACCAAGCAATCGCGCAAACGCTCCAAGATTTCTCTTTTCAGGTTCTTGTAGCGCTCCGATGTCAATGCCTCCAACACAAAACCAACGCACTTCAACAAGTGAGTAGCTAAACTACTATCGTACCCGACGCCATCGCCAGCATACGCGTGCATCCGCCCTCTAAGAACGTGCACCATATTGTTGAAATCGCCTTTTTCACGTCTAGTGCCAACCTTGAACCACGCAAGTGGATAGTGCCATAGTATGTCGTGAAACATGCTTGACAGCGGGCCCCACAGAACTTCCATAATGAAGTGACATAAAATATTTGAGGGAAAGAACAATCTCGTGTTCTCCTCCCTAACCTTCGCCACCTTCCTCAGTTCTCTTTTCAAGGACCCCAAGATTGGCATCTCATCGATCATCCACTTATCTTGTAAGTGATGATCAATATGGAGGGTGTCTTGTTTGAGACACTCCTCCACTACCTCCAACAAACCATTGCGGATTTCCGGATCGTCAACACAACCCTTCTTATCCGTTTTCCATCTATTAAAAGGATAACCTGGTGATTTATCTGGGTCACCAACCCATTTATCCAGAACCATGTCCCAGCTTTCGCGGGGCCTAGCTTCTGTTCTCTCCAAAATATACCGCTGTAATCTCCACTTGACCAGGCACGTTGCTGCTAACAGCGTGTCTGGATCATAATGATAGTCCTTCTCATCAAACTCATGTATCTTATTCTCGACTATATGATGTCTGATAGGCGCAGGTGCATACTCGTTTTCCCCCAAAAACAGGTTCGGGACAGGAAAGCCCTCAAGTTCAAGCTCCTTAATGCAGTCGTCAACCTGTTGATCGATCTGTATAGGTCTTTCTATTGGCTTTCGCGCTGCGGGTTCATACCTAACGTATTCAATCCCGCCCCGTCCCGAACCCAAAATTAGTTTTTTGTCAAAGGTAAACCGAGATTCATCTTCTGACCGTTAACTTCCACCGCAGACGCCACATGATGTAGCGCGCCCAGATTGCCCTGCAATCCTAGGGTTCCACAAACGCCTTCATTGGTATCACAGGAGTACCCCACTAAATCATGCAAGACTAGTGTGTCTCCCCACGCCAACAATATTGGCAATTCAACTCCGACGGCTTTAACCTCGCCCGGGTGAATCAGCAGCCGATCTTTCTCATCCCTCGAAAGTAAGACAATCGGCGACATCGAAGGCAGGTGAGTCGTGAGACGAGTGATGCCTGGTAGTGGTTTCTCAATCTCCACTACATACGCATTCCACTTCTCACTCCACTTCACCCCCTCCACTGGTATCGCTAGATTTCCTATCCCCACACTCTTCATGTGTTCATTTGGGTGTATCTCGATCGGTCCACACTTCGTGATAACCGATTTGTTGCCCAATTCCATCTTAACGCAAATGGGCATGTCCCTCGCGAGAACAATCGTTCGATTGTCTCCGAAGAACGCGTTATAGTTTGCGGTTGATCCAGATACCACGTCGATTCCATCTTGGTGGGATCTGAATTCAAACGGCTCAGAGACTCTAAAGCAGCGATTAAACTCTAGCTCCCTCGTCACATGCGCAAAACTATTCACCTGAGACTCAGCCTTCGGTGTTGGCAACTTCACTCTAAAAGTGAACGCTTCGGCAATAGCCTCACTAGGCTTTGCCGGGGGTGGATAATACTCGTCCATATTTGGCGCGACACCCTGTTCGCTGCCCAAATTGACGGGGATCACGTGCTCATGCACATAACACCAATACCCAGTTGCTCCTTTCTCCCGAAGCTCCTTCTCATTCCGATGTTTGTGCCAATGCAAGCATCTCGCATCGGGAATCTTCGCGGCCCACGCCTTAAAAGACTCCGAGCGCTCTGCCGAATCATAGACCTTCTTCATCTCGGTCTCGTCCATAGCCTTGGCACGTTGTCTGTTGACAAGAGCAGGTCTCCGGTCCTCAGCTATCCACTTCTTAACCAGATGCCGAGCGACGCGGTGATTATGCTCCGAGTTCAGACACTGAATCCGATAATTCATCGGAACATGCATGTCATCTTCAAATCCCATGCATTCCGATGTGTCGATGCGCTTGACAGCCGTCTCAGTTGAAACCAATCGTTTCGCTTCCTTCTGATGACTCTTCACATCAGCGACATTCGACGCTTTCTTCTCAGCGCCCTCACCAAATATATGGAGATGCTCATCAGCATCATCCATCTCTTGCAACAATTTTGTTGCCCTTTTCCTGATCTCATTGGGATGCACTGGCATCTTCTCCTTAGAACTAGCCAAAGTGCTACCCCAAAGCGCGACTTCCTGCATTATGGCAGCGAACTCGCGAACCTCAGTTCTCACACGCCGGATATCAGCCTCTGTGAGACTGCATCCGACCTGCAGGCGAGTGATTGATTTATCTTGCGAATCGAGCTGCTTTCTGTCATCTGACAGCATAGCAAACATAGTGGTGGCCTGTCGCTCTAACTCCTCAAGTCGAGCGAAGACCCCACTTCCTCGTTCCAACATCTCATTGACCACTCCCTCCGCCTTAGCCCACGCACTCTGTATCTTTACAGATGCTGGATTAAGGCGGTACATCCTGATGCGACCTGTCACAACCTCACGAGATGCTATGTCTGTTGTTGTGTACGGAACCTCCGCCACTAACTCACCATCTATCTCGCCGCGTGCCCAATTCGCATCGTCATCCCCCGAACCAATCCAAAGCGGCGCATCTTGCCCGCCTTCGAATGAGTACCGGGAGAACGCATAATACCACTTGCCGAGTTGCCCTCGGACATTGGCATTATACACGGGACGCAATGTTGTATCCCCACCAAGCTTTGCAAACGCAAACTCCGACACTTGATGTTTTTCATCAACTTTGTCGAGCTGCGCCTTTGCAAGATTGGCGAGGAAAATCCTACAAAGTTCAGGTACAAAACGATCGTCTTCGGCGATCGGTGGTCTCTGACTCGGTGTCCTGAGCTCATCCGATCCCAATTCCCTTTTCCACTGGTTGATCGTCTGCACTTGATCTGACTTTGAGGCCGGCAATTGTAGAAATGGAAGAAATATGCTGGTCATTGCCTTGCCGGGCACTTGCTTCCACAAGTACTCCGCATCACGATGCGTTTCGTTGAACTGTTTAATTGACGTTGTCGTCAATTCACGCGTCCAATTCGAAGCGCGACCTTTCCTCCAAAAGATCAACCACACAAAATCCTCAGAGGTCAATTCCGCATCAGGAACGTCACGGTTTTGCTCCTTAATTAACTTCTTAATAGCAAACACCTTCGTCTTGATGCGTTTTGACCCATCTTCCAACGCAATTGGTATCTCGCCGTACCTAACCTCACGATACACTCGAGGGTCCTTCCCTTCTGTGCGCGTGACATGGTACCGGCCATGATTATCCAAATGCCGTTCCTCTTTCGACCAATCCCAACCCAAGAAAGTTGTTAACAATTTTGAGTCAATGACTTTCGCAAGAGGAATCACCTCTAACTGTTGTATCTGGGATTCCTTCACGACTCCCCTATACTGTCCTGGTAGTTGAATAGTTACCCTGGCGATGTCACCTCCAATTGTGGCGGAACCGTCATATCTCTTATAGATCATAGACGGATCCTCTCCCACATTCCGAATTCTCCTAGGTTCTGGCATGTAGACTTCTGCCGTAGGAAGGTGTTGCAGTGCTTCTTCTTCTGCATTCAACGCCTCATCCTTTTCCAGCATAGTCTTCGCCACGCCTGCCATAGCTGGATCCTCCAGCACTATGGCTTCCTCCAGATCAGTCGGATCCACTTCTCTTCCACTCTGCACTGTAAGATACTGTGCCAGAATCTGTGGGTGCTCACGATGATACACGAGCGACGCCATATGCGGCGCCACTTCCATGTATTTCCCGTCACCCATCATAACTGGCACTTTCTTGCCTGACTTTACCATCCATTCCTGGAACTCAGGCCAAGGTATCCAATACATCGAGCTTGGATCATGGAATTTCCCAAAGCGACGATCACCACCACATTGTTGAAGTTCCTTAGCTCTCATTGGACTGATCTCGCTCATCAGCTCACGATCAGCAAATGCGAGCCATGGATCGCGCGTATTCAAATACGCCGCGATCTTCATGGACCTCAATCGTTTGCGCGCCAAATTTAAAATCAGGTAAGCCACCGTCAAGAACAGTGCACCCAATGCACCTGCCATCATTGCCCAACTGACCACGTCCTGAGCGGTCTTATGAGCGATGACATATCCTGGCGAATACAGATACTTTCCCTCTCGGGCAAAGTCTGCTGGCCATTTCCCAATAAACGTCACGTCTGGATGGGGATCTATCATGCTCGTGCCATCGACACCCAAGTCTAAATATGAACAAGGGTACTCCCAACTGCATTCTCTCATGCATGATATATCTCCTCTGACAATGTACGAATTCATGGTGGAGCTGTAACCCATCTCGGTCCAGTTCCACTTCAGATCATCCATACACAACCAACCCCAAACGCTGCGGTTGAATACTTCAACCGTCGGATATTCCAACGAAACACCCACCGCCGCTTGAATCATAGCCAAGAAGAATGCCAAAATTTTCTTTTTTGACACCACACTCCTGGCTCTTATCCAACCCAACGTAACGGGCTCCTCACTAAGAGGATCTTTCCTGTCCAGATACCGAACAAACGTGCCTGTTTTGCCTTTGTTAAAAGCATTGGCCTCATCTTTCTTGAGACCAGAAAACATGCCCGCCAATTGTTCAGCCATTTCGATCGTCTCTCCCTGCGCGACCCAGCTGTCTCTAAAGTAATTAAACCTATAGCCATCCAGCCAGAGTCCCACCTCATCTCCAAATGGGGGGATTAATCGCGCCTCATCGTCATCCGCACGCGGCATACCATAGTATGCCACATCGTTGTGCGGAACTTCCAGCACCCCACGAACGTGGACATCACGTCGACGTAACTGCACTTGTGGTTGTAGCAACCATCTCTCACGTTTCTTAACTTGCTCGAGACTACCCGAAACCACATCCTTGATCCTCTCTCTGAGGACTGGGGATGCACTTTCTATGGGTTTGTCCCATCGCGTGCCTCGAAGCAAACGCAGGTATACCATCCACACAGCACACCACTCCGCCACTCGGGCGGCGCAGTCGGGGCAATTGTTATTGTGTTCTTCACACATAACAAAACCCCGTGAAACAGGCATTACGTTGAACCACGCATTTAGCGCATTCCAACAGTAATTGTCTGACGTTAATCCAATTTTTCCGCTGTACTTTGTCGCCTCTTCCGCGAACAAGTACACGCGCTCGTAAGTCCATCGATCATCTAATGATCCGACAGCCGGAGTTACGATATTGACGTCGCGCAGCAAAGACATCACGAGGTGCTCAAAATCCTGCACCTCTTTAGACGCTATGCTGCCAGATGTTCCGTGCTCTTCACCCACCCTGCGGGCCGTTTGCACGGACACTGTTGCCAAGTCCTCAATGTCACCACCAAATTCCACCGGTATATTTCGCCCGGTGACCAAATGAGCAACCTCAAACAACTTGTACTCTGCCAGGAGAGTCCCCAGTTTCTTCATGTCCCATCTAGGGAGCCGTGACTGTCCATTCATCATGGGATCATTCGCGATCCGCCAACGTGATGCATAAGGACAGACGCCCTCCAGAACAACGACATCTTCTCCGTTGATCTCCACCGTTTCCGAGTGCACGGCACTCGGTACCGTCTGACTGTTTAAAGGCACAGTAGAAAAGCCTGCGGCGCGCGACATGTTGATAAGTATTCGGGCCCCAGTTGGGTTGCATAATAATGCAAGTCCTAATTAACCGGGTCCTGTGTCCATTATTCCTTGAGCACTCTCTCACGAGATCTCAACGCTGGGAGGCTTAATACAGGATCCCCACAGTCACCCCGATTTCAACTACCAATTTGTGACGTGTTTCACCATTCCCCTTAACCCAGATCCATCTGCGGAACAGCAGGAAGAGCATAATGTGAATCGACTTACAAACGGTCGCCCCAAAGTTTATGGAACACTAGTAAGCTCTGCTTCTAGCAACGCCGCATCAACGCGATCACACCATGCACGACCTTCAACGCCGTGCAGACTTCCCATCGTGACTGAATTAGTTCGGCGCCCAGTGCCTACTTGCACTGGCGATCAAATTCGATATGCTCATCGCCCTCTGCAGGTACGTACGACCCTAGCCGCAGCTTGCCGAAGGCGCGGAAACGTAGAGCGTACGGATGCCACAGCCCTTGATTGAGCCACTATCAGTCCGTATGGATTCTATGAACACAAAAGAAGGCATCGTAGCAAACGCAACAATTCTTTGCATAGCCAATAGGTACTTAAGCACGTTGCGGAGTGCCGTGTCATGACCGTCATGGAAAAGCGTCTATAGGTTGCCCGCTGGGACAGTGGCTATGACGCACCACCAATATGGTTACTATATCCAACACAATACCTGTGCCATTGCCTCAAACATCGTTCGAGAACTTTTAAC